TTAACATCATTTGTATCAATAGCATCGGTACCGCCTTCATTGGGGGTACGATTCTGAATCTTCAAACGAGATTGAGCAGTATAAGTAAGAGTAATAGAATCACAATAAAAGGTCCTTGGTAAACCACCTGTAGCGTCACTAGGAGCAATAACAAAAGCATAAGGTTTCAATGCCGGATCCGCTTCAATAATAGGCACAATTAAATTACGTAAACCTGTCGAAACTTGATTAAATGTGCTAGTAGAAATAAACGTAAGTCCGGTAGTAGATATACTAGTAGCAGTCGGTGACGTATAATAATTGAACGAAATAACACCACCAAACTGCATTATATCATCTTGAGTACGATAATAGCAACCAAATCTTGCCAAAAAAGATTTAAGGATTGCACCAATTGCCTGCCTAAAAGTAAGCTGAGCCGGCATATCGCAATGACCAATATAAACAGCTTCTGCATTACTGTCCGCATTACTAGTAGTGCCAGAAGCCTCAAAAACAGAAGTAACACCCTTCTTAGAATGACTGATAGGTTTAAGTCGGGAAATACGAGATTTACGACGTCTTGAACCACGCACCAAACGTCGAACGGCACGACGATGGCGGCGTGAACGACGGGGATATGACAAACGAGGAACACGAGAACGACCGCCGCCACGACCACCTCCCGAGCCACCTCTAGCAGGTGCTCGAGAAGTAGTACGGGCAGGACCCGCACCGGAATTAAATCCAGATCCATATCTAGAATCTAATTGTTTTTTAGTATAAGATCCACCAGTGTTCCATAGTCTCTTAACGTAATCCACCGTTTCAGACGGTGGAGGACGAAACATTTAAAATTATTTACCTGAAGTAGAAGGACGATGACGGTTGCGAACCATAAATCGTCCTGGTGGCTGTGAATTAAGCGGGTTGTCCCTATAATCACGCACCATATTATACACACCACCAGCCGCACGACCTGCAGCTTGTACTAAATGACCAGCAGAATCATATACAAAACCAGGATTATTATAAGCATAATTAGCTACTGCAGCAGCAGCTGGAATAACAGCAGCAGCAAGAGGGGGCGTCGGGGGATAACGAACAAGTTCACGCCCGGAGGACATTAATATAATTAATGAAAAGAAAAAGTACTAGGCAAGGGCAGTTCATTTAATTCTGCCTTTTGCCTAGTCGCTGTAGTAAGTAATACTAGAAAAGGCAAGCCTTTTGTCTTACTACAGCGTTTAACCCGTTTCAGGGGCAAAGGAAATATAATGTCAAGCCGCCCACCACGGTGCTAGCGCACAGGGCGGCAAACCTAACTAACCTCTAGGGTTGCCGCCGCAACCCTAGATAATCGCGCTCAACCCGCGCCCTAGCGCTTCGCTTCACACCATGTGTTAGGTAGGGGCTTAACGCCCCTACCATACACATCCCCTAAACCTGACCCTAACCCATAGGGTTACCCCTAAGGGGTAACCCTATGGGGAACCTTAATCATCTTGTCAGAACAAATAAAGAAAACATTGTGTGCACAACATTTCTCATAGTAAAAAAATAAACCGAAATGACATGTCAAAAGGAATCTACTGGATGCTCACCATTCCGCACCACCAATTCACCCCTTGGCAGCCCTCCGGCGTTCAATATATCAAAGGTCAATTGGAGTCCGGTGGCGAATCCGGTTATTTACACTGGCAACTCTTTGTTGTCCTCGACAAGCAAGGAAGACTTTGCAACATTAAAGGAATATTCGGCGAGTCCGTGCACGCAGAAAAGACAAGATCCGGAGCCGCCGAGAGCTACGTATGGAAAGAAGAAACTGCGATCGCTGGGACCCGTTTCGAACTGGGATCCCGCAAACTCAACAGGAACAGTAGTAAGGATTGGGCCGACATTCGACAGAAAGCAATCGAGGGGAATCTCGAAGAAATTCCTCCAGATGTTTACGTACGAAGTTATCACGCACTCAAAAGAATCAGCGTGGACCATGCACGGCCAGATATACGAGAAGTTCGGTGCAGAGTGTTTGTTGGGGCTACCGGCTGTGGAAAGTCTCACACTGCATGGACAGAAGCCGGTTTGGATGCTTACCCAAAAGATCCTCTCACCAAATTTTGGGATGGTTACCAAGGCCATGAAAACGTGGTTATTGACGAATTCAGAGGAGTTGTTAGTATCTCCCATCTCCTCAGATGGTTGGATAAGTATCCAATGTTGGTCGAAATCAAAGGAAGTGCAACAGTGCTCAAAGCTCGAAAGTTTTGGATCACCAGCAACCTCCATCCAAAGCAATGGTACCCAGAACTCGACCAATTAACATATGAAGCGCTGGAACGCAGAATTGAAATAGTTGAAATGAATGAGCGATATCAATAAATTTATTAAGCTCTCTCCTGATAAATAGGTGCCATATGAATATTAGTTTTCATAGAACAAGTACAACCAATCTGAAGTTCAGTTTCATAAGCAATATTAACCTTTACAGATTGATCATCATCAATAAACTTCTGAAAACCAAAAAAAGCAAATTTGCCCAAAGTAGACAGCAAATAACTCTGAGTATTCATCTCTTTCAAGAAGTTATCAATCAAAGAAATAAAAGAAATCTTGCGAGTAGTCTTTAGCATACTGTATTTAGTAGCACCAGGTGCAAACTTAGAAACAGTAGACATAGACTTAACACGAGTAAAAAACTTAGTTGTTTCAGGTGGATGTCTCAACCAAGTAGATTGATCAGACATATTATCATTACGAGAAACAAGTATCTGACCATATTGTTTATCACCAATAAAAGGTTGATAAGGCGAACCCTCATGTTCACCCTTAAGATATGTACCAGAACCAGTTCCACGGTACACGTTACCAACCAAAAAGTTAACATCATTTGTATCAATAGCATCGGTACCGCCTTCATTGGGGGTACGATTCTGAATCTTCAAACGAGATTGAGCAGTATAAGTAAGAGTAATAGAATCACAATAAAAGGTCCTTGGTA